AAACGCTAATGCGTATATAAGAGGTGGTAATAGTTCTACATTCGGTGGTAGTGGGTCAAACACTTCTTGGGCGAAACTGTGGTCAGACCAAAACGATGGTTCAGGTTCTGGATTAGATGCTGATACATTAGATGGTGTTCAAGGTGCTGATTATTTACGCGCAAAAACTAGGACAACTTGGAATACATCACCCGCAGTTATAGGTAATGTTGTTGGTCAGTTGGCATGGAAAAACTACGGCAATAATCATACTATATTTGACGCATCAGCAGGTACTACACCTAGTGGAACTTCGTGCAATGCCTCAGACCCTAGTGTTGCTTGGGCAGGAACTTATCCAACTCTTATGGGTTGGAATGGTACTAACACTTATGGTGTTAGGGTTGATAGAGCAAAACAAGCAGATAATTTAGATGGACTTGACAGCACACAATTTCTTAGAAGCGATACAAGTGATACCTTTACAGGTACGTTGACGATGGCAGGTACGTTAGCAATGGGTGGTCAAATTATTGATAATGTAAATCACATATATTTAGGTGACAGGATATACCATCATGGCGACACTGATAATTATAAGCAGTTTGCAACAGATACACAAAATTTCGTTACAGGTGGCAGTACACGTTTGCGCCTTAACAACACTGGTGCAATTATATACCAAGACCTATACACGCCAAATAAAATTATACATTCAGGCGATACTGATACATATACGCAGTTTCATGCGGCAGACCAATTTAGAGTTGTGACAGGTGGTACTGAAAGACTTGAAGTTAATAATTCACAAGTAACTGTCCAAGGGCAATTAGGCGTGAATGGTGTCGCCAATGTTAATGGTAATGTTGATTTAAGAGCAGATGGTAACACCACTACGGCAAGATATGTGCATATACCAAGAGGTGGTGGTGTAACTTTCTATGGAGATGCAGGGGCATCACACTCTATCACTTCTCGTAACAATGCTGGTACTGTAGCAGATGATTTAAACATTTCATCATATGGTGCTGTTTATATTATGCTTGATAAAAACAACAACAACGGTTCTGGTGCTGACTTCAAAATTTACAGAAATGGTACATCAACAGTAGCATTAACTGTAAGCGGAGAAAACGGAAACCTTACTGCAGAAGGTGATGTTACTGCATTCTCAGACGAAAGACTAAAAGAAAATATTACAGTAATACCAAACGCGATTGAAAAAGTATCACAAATAAGAGGTGTTACATATACCAGAAATGACCAAAAAGATAAAGAAAAAGTATATGCTGGTGTTATTGCTCAAGAAGTTGAAAAGGTATTACCCGAAGTTGTAAATACAACTAAAGACGATACTAAAACAGTTTCTTATGGTAACATGGTTGGTCTGTTGATTGAAGCAGTAAAAGAACAACAAGAACAGATTAATGAACTCAAGAAACAGATTGAGGAGATGAAGTAATGCCGATTGTTACGTCAGGAACAATATCTCTGGGGTCTACCGCAGGAACTAACCGAAGCATTGCTAGTGAGTTTGGGTTTTCGACCTTTGATTTAAGTGATTATTACGCGGGAGGAAGTCATGTTCCTTCAGGTACGGTAGACGAACTTGGTAATGCAGTTCCTTCTAGTGGTACAATTAAATTTTCAGATTTTTATGGAACTCCTGCGGTTACAAACGTACACGAAACTACAATGGTTGCAGGGTATAGCGCACAACAATATGTTACAATAAGTGGATATGGTACATCAGTGGCAGGAGACAGTCTTGGTGACGATTCTATCGATTCAATTTGTGGACAATCTGGTGTTACTATCACTTCCCTTCAAAATGTAAACAATAATTTTACTTTTGCTTTGTCAAAAAGTGGTGCTACATTCTCAAACTCAGGATGGACAACTATGAAAGTATGGATAGGACAATCAAATAATAGTGGAACACCAACCGCAACTTTTCCAAGGACAGGAGCAGGGTCATATTCTTCTAGTGTTTCTTTTCAATCTAGTAGTGGTTCTTGTTCATACCTTTATCAGACTGTTGCTTTTGCGAGTGCCTTTGGTTCGACACATCAACAGAATTGCTTCATAGAAATAGTTTAATGACATTTACTTATTCACATATCACAAGAGACTCAATACCCCTAACTACACTTACTGATTCAGACGGAAGTTTAGTAGAAGTTGGTTCTAAGTTAAATGCCGACAATAGTGTTAATGAAACTCTTTCTAAGAAGTTAGCAGAAAGTCTCTACTATCAAAGTAGAACAGTAAAAACACAAATCGAAAGAACGTTATCAATCAACGCAACTCAAGTAAAAGATACAACATACTTGAATGGTAGTGCGACAAGAACAGACTATGCGGTGGGGACTACTCAGGGGCAAGCAATCGTTGCGACATTAAACGATGACTTCTCAGGGGAAGTCTCTTCTTTTGATAACAACACTATGAACCTTGTCGGAGAATATACTGCGCAGAGACCACCCTATAATGTAAACAACAATATCTCGTTCTATAACTTTGATGCTCCAACCGATACTATTAAGAATAGTTTTGGGGCAACCTATCAGGAATATAGAGATTGGTATGGATTGAAGTTTGATACTGTAACGAATGATGTTCTCGCAAAGTTTGTGATACCCGAATCAGAAATGAAGAGAGTTGATGTCGATACCTATAATGAGATAAACGCATTACTACCACCTCATAGTTATCAATTCTATGCCAGAATACACGACAAGTCAAGTAATATAAATGAGAATGTAGATGTATATTTTCAGGCAGACCCTAGTGTCATGAAGTCTTGGTGTACCACAAACTCGTACACCTTTCCTTATGATACAACTGACAATACAATTGAACCAAAGTTGTTTATATGGGGATGCGTCTACAATACAACATCGGAGACTATAACGCATGTCAAAGCATACGCAAGAACAACAGTATAATAAAGAGATATTCGAGGAAGTCGATAAGAAGTTCTGGGAAAAGAATGAAAAAGAAAACCGATATTCCGAAGGTATTTTTGGTATAAATAAGAGTAGAAAGTAAACTAAGAGAGTAATAAAATGGCAATAACAAAAACAACCGAATTAAGTCAAGTAGTGGTAACACCTGCAATAGATTCATCCGCAGAAGATACCGCAAATGATAAACATCCCGTAATGGTAGTATCATATTTTGATACCTATACCGAAGATGGTGTAGTAGGGGAATCCAGACACAGAGATATGAAATTAAATAAGTTTGTTGAGGATGGCGGTGCTGCTACTGATGTGAGTGGTGAGGATGCGTTCGTTCAAACAATAGCAACTGCTATTTGGAGTTAAAAAATGGCGAAACCACAGTCAAGGAACCAACTGATAGACTATTGTCTTCGTAGGTTAGGTCACCCTGTTATCGAGATTAATATTGATGACGAACAGATAGAAGACCGACTTGACGATGCGTTACAGTTATGGATGGAATATAATGGTGATGGCAGTTCAAGGATTGCTCAATCAGTAACCATAACAGAAGCAATGATTACTAATAAGTATATTGATTTGAATACGGCATTTGGTGGCGCATACAATGATAGAATACTTAGTGTATATCGAATATTTCCAATTAACAGCGATACGACCTCAGTAAACTTTTTTGATATAAAATATCAAATGAGACTTAATGATATAAATGACCTACATACAGGTATCGGAGACCTTGCCTATCTTGAACAAATGGAACAATTCCTTTCTACTATTGATATGAAATTAACAGGTCATCCTCAGATTAACTTCAACCGTATAGATTCAAAACTCTATATCCAAGGCGACCTTGGTGCAGGGGGAGAACTCAATGCGGGCGATAAGATTATGGTAGAAATGTTTGTGTCTACATCACCTGCTCTTGCGAACGTATATAACGATATGTTTGTAAAAGAATACGCAACTGCACTAATAAAATTACAGTGGGGAGAAAATATATCCAAGTTTGATGGTATTACACTTCCAGGAGGAGTAAAGTTAGACGGTAGCGGTATAAAACAAGAAGCACAAAAAGAAATAGACGTAATACGAGACAGACTTATTGGGACATACGATACTCCTGTCAGTTTCTTTGTAGGATAAACAATGGCGACTAGTAAGTATTTCAAGCACAATGTAAGGTCAGAACAGTCACTCGTAGAAAGTCTAGTGATCGAGTCACTTCAGTTCTATGGACAAGACCTATATTACTTGCCGAGAGAGATAGTCAACAAGGATAAAATATTCCTTGATGATGTACCTTCACGATTTGGTGAAGCATACAAGATTGAGATGTATCTTGACGGTAATCAGTTTGAAGGAGACGGAGAACTCTTTGCTAAGTTCGGTATTGAAATAAGAGATACGGCAACCTTTGTTGTTTCCATAAAAAGATGGAGAGAATTAATTGGTCGTAAACTCACGGAGAATAACTTTAGACCTCGTGAAGGCGACTTGATATATCTTCCAATGTCTAACTCTATATTCCAGATAACCAAGTGTAACAACTATGACCCATTCTTCCAACTCGGTCAACTCCCAACATACAAATTATCATGTGAGTTGTTTGAGTACAACGATGAGGACTTCGATACTAATATTGCAAACATAGATGTTGTTGAATCAGAAAGTGCGTTCCAATATAAACTTACATTAGACTCAGGTTCAGGTTTCATATTAGGTGAAACTATTACACAAGCATTCAGTACATACTCTATGAAGGGTGAGATTACTCGTTGGAGTGATTCCGATAAAGTTATGCATATTGCTCACGCAGGTTCAACGGACGGAACTTTCAAAGAGTTTGGTACGACTAAACTTGTGGTGGGTGATACAAGTAACAAGTCTGCAACACCTACTCTTGTTGAAGAACTACAAAAGATACAAAGTGATTCACAGAATAAAATCTTTGATGACTTTGAATCAGACTTCTTAGACTTCTCAGAGAGCAACCCATTCGGAGATATGCAATAATGTTTGGCGGTCATTTTTATCACAAGAGAATTAGAACTGCGGTTTCCGTATTCGGTTCTCTGTTCAACAACCTTAATATAATTAGGACGAATGCTTCTAATCAAGTAATATCTCAGGTAAAGGTTCCTTTATCTTATGCTAAAAGAAGAGACTTTTTATCTCGTATTTCAGATATGGGGACAGGTGAATCAGAATATAAACTTGCAATTAAATTACCTCGTATGTCATTTGAGATTACAAGTATGTCATATGACCCAACTAGACAGTTACCAAAAATAAATACTATGTCAAAGGCAATTCAAAATAGTGTCATATCAAGACAGAGACTTTATTCTGCGACTCCTTATACTATAGGATTTCAATTAAATGTATACGCAAAGAATCAAGACGATGCTTTACAAGTTGTAGAGCAGATACTACCATATTTTGTTCCACAATATACTGTGACTGTAAAACCCTTTGCCGACATACCTACATTACTTGAAGATGTTCCAATATCTTTGTCTAGCGTTTCTGTATCAGACGAACAATCACCAGCATTAGGTTCACAGAGAACTATTATATACACTTTAGCATTTAATATGGATATTCTTTTACATGGTCCACTAGCAGATGATGGACAGAAAATTATCCGTGATGTTCGTACAAATTATTTCTTAAAAGAAAGTGGTCTTAAAGACTCAGATGAATATATAAGTACAGTAAAGATAACACCTAATCCTAATTCTGTCAGTGTGGATAGTGACTATGGATTTACGTTAACACACATGGATAGCGATGGATTGTAATGAGTGAAGAAAAAACTATTAAAGCGGATTATGAATATTCGCGTGATACATATTATGAGTTGATAGAAAAAGGTCGGGAGTCATTAGACTTGATGATTGAAGTTGCGCGTGAGAGTGAACACCCTCGTGCCTTTGAAGTCCTATCAAATATGATAAAAGGTATCGCAGATGTAAATGATAAGTTGATGGACTTGAACAAGAAGAACAAAGACATCAATAAAGAAGAGATTGTTCAGGATGCCAAGACGGTAACTAATAATCTTTTTGTAGGAACAACAACAGACCTACAGAGACTGATACAGAATGAAAGTAAAGTGATAGATGTTGAACCCGAAAAGTGACACATATCTCGGTAACATAAATGTTAAACGAGATGGAGTCCAACATAATTTTACAGAAGAAGAAGTAAAAGAATACGTCAGGTGTTCTAAAGACCCTGTTTACTTCTGTAAGAAATATCTCAAAGTAATATCCCTTGATGAAGGACTAGTCCCGTTCGACTTGTATCCATACCAAGAGAAGATGTTCGAACACTTCAATAATAATCGTTTTTCTGTCGTACTTGCTTGTAGACAAAGTGGTAAGTCAATCAGTTCGGTTGGATATATATTATGGTATGCTTGTTTTCATAGTGAGAAAACAATTGCAATACTCGCGAACAAAGGTGCTACGGCAAGGGAGATGTTATCTCGAATTACTCTTATGTTAGAGAACTTACCATTCTTTCTTCAAACAGGATGTAAAGCACTCAACAAAGGTTCAATAGAATTTAGTAATAACTCTCGTATCATTGCGAGTGCTACGAGTGGTAGTTCTATTCGTGGTATGTCAGTGAACCTATTGTTCCTAGACGAATTTGCGTTTGTGGAAAGGGCGAACGAGTTCTATACTTCTACATATCCTGTTATCTCTGCGGGTAAGGATACTAAGGTTATCATCACGTCTACCGCAAATGGTATCGGTAATACGTATCATAAGATATGGGAAGGTGCGGTACAGAAGACAAATGAGTTTATTCCGTTTACCGTAAATTGGTACGATGTTCCAGGAAGGGATGAGGAATGGAAACGACAGACAATCGCGAACACTTCTTCTTTACAGTTTGATCAAGAATTTGGGAATACGTTTTTTGGTACAGGGGACACACTTATAAATGCAGAAACCCTGTTATCATTCCGAGCGAAACCACCAAAAGAAGTCCTTGAAGGTGGCGACCTATTGGTCTATGAAAAACCCGTCAATGGTCACGAATACATCATGACCGTTGATGTGGCGAAAGGAAGGGGGCAGGACTACTCTACCTTTACGGTAATCGACATTAGCAAAAGACCTTTTTCACAGGTTGCTGTTTATCGCAATAATAATATATCTCCTTTTCTCTTCCCTACACTTATATATAAGTATGCTATCCGCTACAATGATGCTTATGTTGTAGTAGAATCAAATGACCAAGGTACAGTAGTTTGTAATGGTTTGTATCAGGATATGGAATACGATAACATTCATATGGAAAGTGTTATCAAAGCAGACCGTATCGGGATTGAAATGAACCGTAAAGTAAAGCGACTTGGGTGTACCGCAATCAAAGATATCCTTGAACACAAAAAACTAGAGATTGTAGACGAACATACGATACTGGAGATATCTACATTCACCTCAAGGAAGAACTCATATGCTGCGGCAGATGGCAACCACGATGACTTGATGATGAACCTCGTAATGTTTGGTTACTTCGTATCAACCCAATACTTCTCAGATATGACAGATATAAATCTAAAAGAGATGATGTTTGCTCAGAGAATGAAAGAAATAGAAGATGATGTTCCCCCTGTTGGGTATATTGATGATGGAATAGAACCCATAGAATCTATTCAAGACCCTGAAAACAGAAATTCAATTTGGCAACCCGTAGATGAATGGTAATATTCTGTAATATATTGTTTGTATAAATAGAAGTATTGAAACTAATAAAAACGTATTATGATTAACTTATAATTAGATAACTATAAAGGAAAAGTAAATGGCACTTTTTACACCCTCTGCTTCCCCTGCTGTAACAGTTAAAGAAATTGACCTAACGGGTTCAGTCCCGAACGTTCAAACTTCAACTGGGGCAATAGTCGGGAATTTCGGATGGGGTCCAGTTGGCAAACCAATACTAATCTCAGATGAGAACGGTCTTGTTTCTGCATTCTCTGCACCCACAGACGATAATGCTGTAGATTTTCATTCTGCCGCATATTTCCTACGTTATTCCAACTCTCTATTTGTTGTTCGTGAACAGCAAAGTAGTGCAAGGAATTCCGTAGCAAACCATACCACATCAGGTACACTAACGACTCAAAAAATAAATGACTTAGACGCATTTGAAAATGCAACTATCGACTCATCAGACGGTGTCTTCCTCGCAAGATATCCTGGAGTTGTTGGTAACTCACTAAAAGTTTCTATAGTCGGTTCAGATAATGACGACGCAACAGCAAACTTTAATGCTTGGGCATATAAAGATAACTTCGATGCCCCACCAAAAACTTCATCATTCGTATCCGCATTAGGTGGTAAGAATGACGAAATCCATATTGCGGTCATCGACGAAGATGGTCTTATATCCGGAGTTAAAAATACAGTTCTAGAAACATATCCATTCTTATCAGTTGCAAAGAACGCAAAGAATGCAGATGGTTCATCAAACTTCTATAAAGACGTATTAAAGAATAGGTCTCAGTGGATATATGCTGGAGATCCAAAACGAATTAAAGACGGATATCTTGCTTCAGGATTCTCTTCTGGCGACTCTGCTTCAAACTCTGACTTTGCTGGATTACTTTGGGGAACTAATGCAACTACTGCTTCAGAAGATTTTAAATCTACACACACTTGGGCAACTTCTCAATCGGATTGGTCTTTCAAAGGTGGTGTTACTTCTTCAACATTGGCACAAGCAGATGTAATAAGAGGTTATGACCAATTTGCTGATGTCGATAATATCGAAATTGACTTTTTGATTGCTCCAGAATCAGTCTCAAACAGTGACGCAACCGCAGTTGTGAACGACTTAGTTGCAAAAGCAGAAGTACGAAAAGATTGTGTTGCAGTTGCTTCACCATCACGTTTCGCTGCAGTAACAACAGGCACTAACGCTGCTGTTCTAACATGTAACAATACATACACCAAGTCAACATACTTCGTACAAGACAATAACTACTTGAAAGTATATGACAAGTATAACGATAAGTACATCAAGATACCCGCCGCATCATCTACGGCAGGACTTATGGCAGCAACTGACTTAGTTGCGGCACCTTGGTTCTCACCCGCTGGTTCAAGACGTGGTAGATATCTCGGAATTGTAGATATTTCAATGTCTCCAACAAAGGCAGAAAGAGATGCGTTATATAAAGTAGGTATCAACCCAATAGCAAATATTCCTGCAGAAGGAGTTATTCTATTCGGTGATAAGACAAACTCAGCAAGACCGACAGCATTCGATAGAATTAATGTCCGTAGGTTGTTCTTGGGTATAGAACGCGCAATAGGTGCGGCAGGAAGAAACGTAATGTTTGAATTCAATGACGAGTTTACTCGTGCTGAGTTTGTGAACATTGTGGAACCATTCCTACGTGAGATTAAAGGTCGTCGCGGTATCACGGATTTCCGTGTTGTATGCGACGCGACTAACAATCCTCCTAGTGTCGTTGAATCAAACAGATTTGTCGCGAATATCTTCGTCAAACCTTCACACTCAATTAACTTCGTAACACTTAACTTTGTTGCAGTTAGAACGGGCGTCGAGTTTGAAGAAGTCGTTGGCACAGTTTAAGGAGATATAGACAATGGCAATATTAGGATTAGACGATTTTAAATCCAAACTAAGAGGTGGTGGCGCACGCGCTAATCTCTTTAAAGCAACTGTTAACTTCCCAGCGTATGCTGGCGGTGATGTAGAACTTACCTCTTTCTTGTGTAAATCATCATCACTTCCTGCGTCAAAGATTGGTTCATTCAAAGTTCCATTCCGAGGAAGAGAAATTGTTCTTGCTGGTAATCGCACCTTTGATACTTGGAAAGTTACTATTCTTAACGATACAGACTTTTCAATTCGTAATGCTTTTGAGCGTTGGATGAATGGTATGTCAGGTCATAGTGCTAACACAGGGTTAACAAACCCGTTAGACTATCAATGTGACATGGTTGTTGAACAGTTAGGTAGAGATGGCGAGACCATTAAAAAGTATAACTACAGAAGTTGTTTTCCGACAGAAGTATCTGCGATAGAATTGGACTATAGCGCCGAAGAAGGCGTGGAAGAATTTTCCGTTGACTTCCAAGTCCAGTACTGGGAATCTGATACAACTACATAATTAGTTATAGTTAATCTGATTATAAGTATATGAATAGGGACGGGGTTATTCCCCGTCTCTTATACCGAAGGGAACTTAGAAATAGGAAAATATAATGGCAGACGATAATAGTATTTTAAAACTATTTGGATTTGAACTCAAAAGAGCAAAATCAAATTCAGAAAATGAAAAAGATAAGAAATTAGAAAAACTCCGTTCAATAGTTGCACCTGTTGATGAAGATGGCGCAGGATATGTAACAGCGTCTGGTTCACACTATGGTCAATATGTTGATATGGATGGCGGACAGGCAAAAGACAATCATCAGTTAGTGATGAAGTATAGAGGTGTTGCTGCTCATCCAGAAGTAGATGCCGCGATTGAAGATATCGTGAACGAATCAATAGTCGGAAGTGAACTTGAATCACCTGTGACTCTAAACCTAGATAAAATAGAAGCAGCAGATAAAATAAAAGAACTCATGCAAGAAGAGTTTATGAACGTATGTTCTATGTTAAAGTTTAACGATTTAGGACACGACATATTCCGTTCATTCTATGTAGATGGTCGTGTTTACTTTCATTTGATAGTAGACGAAAAGAATGTCAAATTGGGCATACAAGACATAAGACCTATTGATTCCGCAAAAGTTCGTAAAGTAAGACAAATAACAAAGAAGAAAGATATATCTACTGGAGCAGAAGTTGTAGATAAAGTAAAAGAGTTTTATATCTACCAAGAACGTTCAAGCGGCACTCAGGGTATAAAACTTTCACCCGACTCAGTATCCTACGTGACGTCAGGTTTACTTGACCCAAGTAAGAAACAGGTTGTATCATATTTACATAAAGCACTCAAACCCATTAATCAATTAAGAATGATGGAAGATAGTCTTGTTATCTATCGCCTCGCACGTGCGCCGGAGCGCAGAATATTCTATATTGACGTGGGTAATATGCCACGTAATAAATCAGAAGCATATATGAAAGACATAATGTCACGTTATAGAAACAAGTTAGTCTATGATGCGAATACAGGTAATCTGAAAGATGACCGTAAGCATATGTCTATGCTAGAAGACTTCTGGTTACCAAGACGTGAAGGTAACAGAGGCACAGAGATTACGACACTTCAAGGAGGTGAGAACCTCGGAAAACTAGATGATGTAGTATATTTCCAAAAGAGAATGTATAGGTCATTAAATGTTCCTATCAATAGATTAGAGCAAGACCAATCATTTACTCTTGGTATGGCATCAGAAATTAGTCGTGAAGAAGTTAAGTTCCAAAAGTTTATTGATAGATTACGTAAGAGATTTTCAATGTTGTTTACAGGTATATTGAAGAAGCAACTTCTTCTTAAAAACCTCATAACAGAACAGGATTGGGAAAGTTGGAAAAACAACATTCAAGTTGACTTCCAAAGAGATAACCATTTCACAGAGTTGAAGAATGCTGAAGTATTAAGTAAACGTCTTAGTCAACTAGATAATATACAAGACCATATTGGCGAATACTTCTCACGTGAATGGGTTATGAAGAATGTCATGATGATGAATGACGAAACAATTACAGAAATGCAAACTCAAATTAAAAATGAAAATGCAGTTCCTGATAAAGAAGAAAGTAAAGATAATGAGCAATGAAACAATTTTAGATATGATAAACCAAATAGGTGATGGAGAGTTAAATAAAGCACAAGATATGTTTAATTCTATATTACAGGATAAACAATCTAGTGCATTAGAGTCACAAAGAATATCTGTCGCAGGACAAATATTTAATGGACAAGTTCCAGATGCCGAAATGGAGATATCTGACGAAGAAATAGTCGCAGAAATCGAATAAAATAATTAATTCTAAAGAAATAAATTTGTATAAATAGAAGTATGAAAACTTATAAAAACCTCATAACAGAACTCGCTGGTCGTAAACCAGAAGGAAAGGTTGTCTTTAAAAAGACAATCAATAAAATTCCTGCACTTGTAACTCAAGGAAAAAAAGGTTTTGTTGCGTATGTTGATGGCGACCATTTAGACCACTATGATAGTTTAAAGGATGCGCAGAAGGCAATCGAAAAAGTTATAAAGGAATTGACCTAATGAAGTTAATTACAGAATTTACAGAGAACGAAACACTAAAGTGTCTCGTAGAGAAGAAAGAAGATGGCGAAAAGAAATACGTTATAGAAGGCGTTTTCGCACAAGCAGATAAAAAGAATAGAAACGGACGTGTTTACCCCAAACCAATTATGGAGAGGGCAGTTAAACAGTACGTGGATACCCAAGTTAGTAAAAAGAGGGCAGTCGGTGAGTTAAATCATCCCGAAGGACCAACTGTTAACTTGGATAAAGTTTCTCACCTAATCACTGACCTCAAGTTAGAGGGAATTGATGTGGTAGGAAAGGCACAAATATTGGATACTCCAATGGGACGGATTGTTAAAGGTCTACTCGATGGTGGTGTACAACTAGGTGTGTCAACTCGTGGTATGGGTAGTCTTGAGAAAAAGGGTGACGCAATGGTCGTGAAAGACGACTTTATTCTTAGTACGGTTGACATCGTACAAGACCCATCAGCACCAGATGCTTTTGTTAATGGTATAATGGAAGGTGTTGATTGGATTTGGGATAACGGTGTCCTTAAACCTCAAGT